CACCGCACGTGTAGAAAGCCACCGGCCTGCTAGATAAATCTAGCCCAGGGGTAGGTGGGGACTACTTACGTGAAGTGCCGAATATGCGGGCCAACGCCCCAGAACGGGGTGCAGCCGTAGCAGAAGAAGGGCCAATTTGGGGAACATCCGGCTTGGTCGACGCCGGTTTTTCATCGGGAAATTTAACCTCGATGGTTGCATCTTTGAGGACCTTGGTGATGCGTTCCAAGCGCTCAGAACGAGAAAGTTCTAAGGTCGCGGTTTCGTCCGGGGGAACTATAACGCCGTAATGATCGGCGCGCAAGGTATCCGACGCCTTAGCTTCGGCAATGACATTCATCTTGTCGCGGTTTCCAACCGCGGCACCAGGAGGAGTATACAATGGCGGAGGGCGCAAGGTACCAACGCAAAAATCTTCACCTGCGAACCAACCACGACGACAAACATAAGCATCGTCGATCGTGACTGTTGGCGAGTAAGCCGGTCCGTCCCAGATGTCATCAAACTCATTGAGAGGAGCATTATGATACCAAGGGACCATTACATGGACAGCAATCCCAGTGGTGTTTTGGTACGATGTCGCACACGAACGGAAATAGTCAGCTGTGGCCGTACTGGCCGTAGCATTTCCATTTTGGTCGCGTGGAAGATACACCATGCCTTGAGCACCACCGGTCTTAGTGTGCAAAGCAAGACCAGTTTCCCCTCGCCAAAAACGAAAACATGAAAGCAACAAATCATTCATAGCGAAAGGAACGCCCGCGGTAGCATTATCCGGGATAACTTGAGGAGCCACCCAAATAGTTTTGTCGGTATTGGTACCCCGACAAATATCCGAGGGGCGATGGCAAATACGGGCAATTGAGCCATAAATCTCAGGAGTAATATAGGAACGCTCAGGCATATACATGGAGGGATTTATACCCGGGAATTCCATCTTAAAGTCAACCGCAGGAGCAGACTGAGACTCGGCCAGTGCAGGAGCAGCCGTACAAACTCGGTGGTAATAAGGAAACTGTGTCGCAGGAAGGGACACGAGCCTCTGAAAAACCAAATCATCACCACCAGCTTGCCAAAACTGCATATAAACAGGAGGATCGGCAGTACTCGTCGAAACGATGGGACTCATCAGGTAAACGCAAATATTGCCAAGAGTGGCGACGTCATTGTTAGGAACTTGACATGGGAGCATATGGTCCTGATCGTTCCAATCTACACGAAAATTGAACTCGGAATCACCAGTGAGATCCAGAAAATGCATCTGGGAATCGCCAGAAATCCCAAGAATATTCGGGGGAGGGTCACGGAACACGCCAATGCCGACGCGACACTTCATGAAAGAACTCATGAAGAACTTGATAGAAAACTTGATTGAACCACGCCAATACAGGAAATTTGCGGCCGCAAGCGCTGCGAAGGTAACCTGAAAGTCGCCTTCGCCGAAAGTTGGGCAATGACACAAATCGATCGGAAATGTGTGAACAATATCACCGGCAAGATTGCCAGTGTTGCTAAATCCAGCAAGACCCACAAGCATTGGAGTTCTAGCGAGTTCATAAATGGACATATCAGGGGACTCGGGACCGCAAATATTAGAACGGCGGGAAATTTGAGCATCAGGTTCGCTGGAAAGACGGACGGCACCAGATAGACCCGAATTCTGACAAATGGTAGGCTCAAGAATTATGGAAGTATTGCGAACGGGAGCAGCAACTGTAGGGGGCTTAGAACCGGCAGCGAGGAATGGAGCGGCAAACTCTGCAAGATCTGCAAATTTGCCAATAAGGTCTGAAACCTTACCAATACCCTCACGAACACCAGTAACAATTCCAGCAGAGCTTTTAGACACGGCTTCCGAAGACTGGGATATAGCAGGTGCAGACAATGGCTCAAAACCCCACAAATCAACATTGACGAAACGAGCACTAACTAACAAAGGAATGTCGGTGGCGCCAGTGTCGGCACTTGAAAATATGGGATCAATAACTTGAATTCCAACGAGGCCGATGCGACTGGACGTAAACTCAGTGTCGACGGCAAGACCCTGGTTTAGAGCAACCCAGGGGATACGAATAACAGCAACAGTGCCTTCCTGAGCAGAAAGCACAACGCCTGGAAAAGCGGTATAGCCATAAATGTTCGTGGCACCGTCGACGAGACGAGTGATATTAGCTGCAGCAACAGCGGGATGCCCCCAAACGTAAACCGACCCATAATTAAACTGGGTGGTATTGATCTGAACGGTCACCTCAACGTCAGCGGCAAAGAAGGAATAACCCCTAACTTTGTCGAGAATTTGGTCAAGGTTCAACGCAAACGGAAATTCATAGGAAGCTACGGAATCACCAGTGACAGCAGTAGAATCCCACATAGGCTGGTCGATAGTGTACTTCCTTTCTAATGCGGCTAGGACTTCCGCAGGAAGAAAGGGATTGAAGCTGGGTCTTTTAGAAAACGACCCAGCGACGACTCTTTGAGTTAAGTCAGTCGTAGCGGTACGACTGATCAAATTAGAAGACTGGGGCTGAAGAGCACGGCCCAAGTCTGAGGAGAGAACAGGAGTTTCAGTAGATGTGTTTTTAATCTGGCCATACATCCATACGGCACAGACGAGGACGCTGATAACAAAAAGCACATAATGCTTTGGGGTGTGGCTACAAGCGTTACGACAGCGGGACTTAGAAACGTAACGATTGGTCTCTGTCTGATTCGCTACTACGCCAGCGAAATGGCGGTTGTAATGGGCAAGGGCAGCTATAGTAGCTTCGACCTCTTGCCGAATTACAGCAAGTGCACGGCCACGCCTCGTGCGGTAGGCAGGACGAATAGGCATCAATGTTGGCCCGACCAGTCGCTGTGACATTTGGCATAAGAAAGCCTTGTCGTGCGATAGCCGAGCCGGACGAGATGTTCGTCATAGTACGTTTTCTTTTCGGTGAAAACGGCAAGACCGTGTTGGAACCATTCACGAAGGGCAGCCTCACATAATTCAGGCTGCATAACTTCGTCTGGAATAACGTTGTTCCAACGCCAGAAAGGAATCGATTCGATTTTCTCAGCGCGAAGAGGTGCGTAAACACACCCGTCGCGCTCAACAAAGCCACGACTAAGATAATCGGCCGTGGCAATGGTACCATCGAAATCGACCCCAGACAATCCTTTGTCAGGTTTCTGGAACGTGCGGCCAAAGAGGGCCGCTTCTTTTTCGAGCGAGTCGTAAGTGATATAAGGACAATCATTACTGACGAACATGATCAAATCATCACCGTTGTGAAAGTGAACGAAATAATCATCTACATCAGCCGACCCGTTGAGAATCCGAGCGAAAAGAGCCGGATCTTCACGCGCGACGATCTTGAGGAACATTGCTTCTAAAGCAGCATCATTCCCGAGACCATTTGACAAAGAAGTCAACCACGAACCGGATGACATACTAAGACTACGCACGTAAAGAAGAAAGCCAATCAGTTCGAAAGGACTTTTGAGGGATTCATCGAGAGTCGCACGTTGAGTGCGAACGCGTTCAATTTCTTCGGGAGTATAACGGCCCTGAGTACATTTGTCTGCAACATAGTTGCGGAGAGTACACTCTGCCGTTCGCAACTCTCGTTGGAACTCGTTGTCGTTATTCTTAATATCAGCGACAATAACGCGACGGTTGATGGCAAGGCGGTACATGTAAGACCACATGGGACCGCCCATAGTGTTGATCATAAAGGTTTGGCGGGCTATCATGAAATTCTGACATGCCCACTCGACCACACAGCCGAAAAGAGATTTTTCGGCTAAGACGATATTAACAGGACCACCTTTAACAGTACGAGTAGAAAGCGACTCAACACGAGCATTGAGACGCAACTCGTCTTTCTGTGCGACTCGATAAATAACTGGGATGCTGATACCACGCGCTAAGCGCGACATGGTCTCATCGTATGACGTTTTCAAAGCGTCGCCTACGGGTTCGACAGCTCCATCATCGCTCACGCGACAAAAGGACTTCTTACCGGCATCAGTGGAATGAGAGGAAAAACCGAAACCAGGGGAAGTATCGGTACGGATTGGATTAAGACGATTATAGTCAATCGGAGCATTGAGAGACTCCTCGAAAGACAAAATGCCTTTAGGCCAAACCTTGGTACGCGAATACCTTCGACATATCATGCTAACCGCAACGTTCAAAAACAAACGTACTTCGGCAACAAAATTCATCAAGGGCACTGCGCTCTTTGCTTGAGCAAGAAGAAGAGGATCAGTACGAATGCCGTTGAGCAGCTTTGGATGCATAGCTGCAGGCGACATTCGGGGAGTGAAATCGGGATCGAGACGAGTGCGACAGATCTTTGTGTCACGAGCAATGTGATTACAGTAGAACCGGGCGACAGTTCCCATGCGATACGCATATTGGGGTAGGAATTTGTCATCTGGATGGGGTTCAGAAGACAGTTCCAATTCAGAACCAGTAACGTAATCATAAGGAGCACATTGGGACACAACGAGATCTGTACCAAAGAGATTTTGGGCGAAATCCGACTGATTGATGATGGCGAAAAAGGATACATTATCGCTACCAGCAAAGTGGAAACCACACATCTTTTCTCCAGCATGCTTATTATCCAACATAAGCAACGCACCACAGTAACCATTAGCATTCGCGAGAGCAAGCGAAAGGTAACGTTTACACGAAGTGATAGTTTTGGTGACCTTGTTGATACTACTCTTAACGTCAGCAAGAAAAACGCTAGCATTGGAAGCAGTTTCGACGGTCATGGTAGGAGAAGTGGGATTGGATGGGAGAACGCGAAAGAGTGAACCTAGGAGGCGAGAATCCATCTGATTCTCTTTGATAAAGAGATGACGGATATCGGAACCGAACTGAACATTACGGCAACGAACTGTCATAATATCGCGTTCGGGCCAACGCTTGACCTCGAACATATTGGGTTCGAGGACGTAGTTGGCACCACGCCAAACCAAGTCAATAACGACACGATCGGGGGGATAATCGCCGAGGTAGTGCGATGGCATAATAAACTGATTGCCAAAAACGCACACACCCCAGCCACTAACACTAGCCTCGACCATGCCTTCTTGATCACACAAATGCATAGTGAAATAGGCGAATTGAGAAGGGAGCTTGTTGACAAGGTCGCGCGCGTTAGCGTCGGCAACTTGAGAGACGGCAACAGGCTCAGGCTTAAGAGCAGCTTTGGGCGGCAAACGACGTTGAGGTATCTTAGGGACACCTTTCTCGTAATTGCCACCCGCATGGCTCTCAGCGGGAGGAGAAGGAACCGTAACTTGGGGCTTCGATTTGCGGAGAGCAAAATAAGCCCCGATAGCTGTACCAACGGCGAAAACAAGAGCAACGCCAATATACTTGAAATTCGATCTAATTCCGGCAGCCACTTTATCTGTGGCTTCGAAAATAGCCATGGGCGTATGGGCCTCATGGTATCGAATGTTAGCGATGGTAAGGTAAGCTTCAACAGTTTGGGGAGTATCGGAAGGGACTTCGAAATGAGCGTGCACAAGGGGTTTGAGCACACTAAGATCAACATCAGAACGTGCAAAAGGAGCAATGGCTCCAGAACGCATATAGGAAACGGGACTTGACTTTGACAGATAACGCAACAAACGACCATAAGGAAAAAGGTCATTTTGTGCATCAATCTGCCAACGTCCGTCCCAATCATAACCGCGTAGCCAACTAAACCATGAACCGATGCCTTGAGACTTGGCGAGAGTGAGCTTTTGGGAAAACTCAACATCGTCATCAACGGCAATAGGCTCGAGGCCTGAAATGGACTCTTTTTCCAAATTAAGGATAAGAGTATCTGTGCTAACAGAAGCACGCTTAGATTCGAATTTAGCTTTCTCTGCTTTGATTTGGCCAGCTGTAAAGCGGGCCACGTCGTACACGTTATGATTGGCACTAAGAACGGTGCGATTAACATGACCATTTACCCAGTGGAGTTGGACAAGGTCAAAAGACATGTATTTAGCAGAAAATTCTACGGGTGGATTAAACCGACCCGTTTGGGGATTGTAATTGGGATGGGTATTTCGAACCTCCCAAACGAACCAACGACGCAAAAAGGCATTCTTATCCTGGCCTGGAAAGCCAGTTTTCGTAACAGCCAAATTCTTGTCGTTAGTCGTCATATAAATGACAAGTGCTGTGAAAGGATTGAGACCTTTAGAATTGACGTCAGCATAGTTCGGAAGATAAGGTTTGTTGGTGAGAAGGTAGATGAATTCAGAAACGTGTTGAACGTTTATTTCATCATCTTTAAGTTGGAAAAAATCATCATATAACATACCTAAATGTTGGGGCGGGAGATAACCATTCATGTAGGCTCCCTCAGGACGAGGGAGCAAACGATTAAGGTGATCTTTCTCGCCAATGAGTTTCATGACGATTTGGTGAATAAGAGGGACAACTTCAGTCTTGCCACAGCCGGGGGGGCCTGTGAGCGCAATACCAACGGTCTTTCTACGATCGCCGAGAGAATTTCTAAATCCCTGGGCTTTGGAAACGAGCGGACGGAATTGACTAACTATCATTGCAAATGGAGCAAATGCAAGACGATTCGGACTAGCTATGGCAAGATTGCGGAGGTGTTCCTCTACCTGTGGGGACAGGGCAAGGATCTTTTCAGCAACTTCCAAGGACATATTATGGGACGAATCAACGAGCACTTGCATATTGGACGCAAGCGTGTAGGTAAGAGTACGTTGTTCATCGGAGAGATCACCATAATAGGGATGTCCGAAAATCTTTTCGTAAGCAAGTTCAAAAGCTATTTGAAAAAGATCTCGGATATTCTTACCAAGGGTAACGGAAGTATTGAAGGCACCCGCAATTTTAGAAATGCGGACGGCTCGATCTGTATTGACGGCAACCTCACCCACGCCAAAAAGCGCGTGGGCTAAAAGTTGGACCATTTCGATAGGAAGAAAATCATTTTGGGAAACAGCGAGTCTATCCCATTCGCCAGTGAGGGCGACAGGAGCATAACCAAGATGATTCTGGGGATAACCAGAAATGTCAGGGACATTATCACGCTTAGTGTAAACGGGATGGCTATACTGTTCATCCGAGATGGAAGCGACGGGAAAACACGACTTTCCGTTAGTAACAACAGCATAATCAGAATGTTCGTCGTGGAGAACAACGAAATCGGCAACAACATGCCAAGGGATCATCTGATTAATAGCAAATTGAGTGACAAGCTTGATAGGAGTGAGAGGGCGTGAACCGCTATTCAAAACGCGACGAATTAACGTCTCAGAATGAAAATAGTGTTGGGGTATCTGAGTGCCCATAAAACGAGGGGTAGTTGAAATACGAGGGTGGCAAACGACAGATTGTAAAGAATGGCCAGCTTGAAGCTGACGACACAATTCAATGCAATCGTGGCCATCACTAGTAAAATCGGTTGGAGGAACGGTAGTATGAGTCTTGAAAAACTTGGCGACATCTTCGACGATCTGAGTATTGAACTCGTCATAGACGTACTGAACGCGCTCTACGACATCTGGGCCTTTTGACACATTCGGAGCGGAGCGCATCGATTCATCAAATACACGTACGACTTGAGCAGTGACGGCAAGATGATTCAAGGCAGAAACAGTGCACAATGCAGCAATGCGCAAACCTAGATAAGTTTTCCAGGGTCCGCCAGTTTTATACAAATGGCGGAGCGCAACAATATCGGCAGCAATAGCAAGAACGGCAGTAATAATAGTGAGGGTGGTAATGGACGTACCACCACTAAGCACACGAACTGCAGTGCCAAAGAGCTTAATGGCACGCAATCCGTTAACAAAATCATTGACGTTATCGGTAATAGAGGTAACCAAGGAACTGAATCCCTGGGATTCCGGAATACCACTGAGGTGATGTTCCAAAATACGGAGAAGACGCTTATAACGGCTCGCGCCGAGATTAACGGTGGAAGGACTCGCACCAGAATTGTAGATGGTACGAGCACGGGCAAGTTCACCCGTAAGAAGAAGACTGTCGTAACGGCCTGCGCCGTCGATGAAAGCTTGACGACCGACAGAACGACCTTCAGTCGTTGCAAGACGAAGATAGCCAGAAAGATGAGCGTTGTCTTCAGCATCGCGAGAAGCAGCACGAATCTCATCGCGAGTGAAATTGCGACGAATAATAGTACGATGCTGTTCTCGATCAACAGTACCATTGCGAATATCTCGCAACAACTGGGAAAGGAATTGAACATTATCTATGAACGCAACATCTTCTTCCTTGACGGGAAGACGACGACGACGTTCAAAACGTTTGTATTTGCCTTGAGATTCAGGCAAAGCATCACAATAACTGTCTATTGACATTAAAGCGACAAGAAATGAGATGCAAGCAGATAAACAAGTAAGGAAACAAACGAATATAATTCGATCGGGATGGAGAACACATTTGCGACGTGAACGTTCATAACAAAGTTGGGGCATAAAAACCACCCAACCAGTCATAAAACGATAACAAAGATAACAAACAACGCCAAGAAGGGAAAGGCGTATCTGAAAATCTAAGATGTGGCACAAAGTTTGGTGAGTAATGGACCAGTAGGCCCACGTAAAAACGAACAAATTTGCGATCTGAAACCACACGATGACGTAAAACTTGTATGGAACCAAAACACGAAATTGACGTAGATAAATGAGGTGGTCAATCTGCCTAGCAACGTAGAGAACGAGCCAGGCAGAAACGGTGAAAAGAGGAAGGAATTCTAAGATCTGAAGCCAATGGCCATATAGGCGATAGCCAGCAACATACCCTGTGAAAAACATCAACAGGAATGTACTAAGACCAGCTAGGTAACGACCAAAACACATTCGTAGCATGAACATGCAGGAAACGATCCAGGAACGACTCACAAAATACCTGTGTGTTAGTACTCCAGAGAGGTACGTCGTCCACCAAAGGACGAAAAGTAAGTCGAAAGGGACATAAATAGAAAGGGCCGTGGTCACTGCAATTAAGCAGGCCAGGCCGACGAGAGCAACGCGGTGATATCGGTTGCTTATGCTCGTCACGTAGAAAAAGAGAACATAACAAAAAACTGAAACAATATTGCAAAAGAGGATATAAAGGGGGGTTTGGAAATCAAG